CTGGAGTTCAGACGTGTGCTCTTCCGATCTCTTGATTTCGTTGTGGGCTTTGAGATACACCGAAGCAACCACGAACCATTGTGTAAATGCGACCTTTGCGAAAGGTTGGTTGGTCGTTACCCAAAGACGTTCAAGTTCAAAGGGTGGCACCCGCAATGTATGTGTTACGCAACGCCTATTTTGATGGACGAAGAAACCTTTGATGAAAACGAGTTGGGCGACCTCAAAGCGGCATTGCGCGGAACACAATACAAGCCATTGCAAGCAAAGAATGTTGTTACCGATGTGCCGGACGAGTTCAAAAAGTGGGTGAAAGACCATATCGAAGCGCAAAAGAATTGGGGTTCGACCCCCTATTTCATCAAAGACAACTTCAAAGATGGCAAGTTGTCCGAGGGTTTGAAGATTACATTGCCAACGGTTCAGGTTCAAACCGATGTTCTTGCTCCTTACCGGGCGCAAATCGAGCAAGCAAGACAACAGGCGACCAAGTGGGGATTGTCCGTGCAACTTACGATGTTGGACAAGTATGTTGCCGACAAGGATATTGCAAGCATACAAAGCCGAATCGCCACCATTCAATCCAAAGCGGCACAAATGGAACAAGCCGATGCGGATATTCGCCGCAAATGTGCCGAATGGGGCTTGTCCACACACATTCTTGACGAAGCAATGCGCAACCCTGATTCAAAGAATATCTTGGCGAAAATGTCGGAGTTGGAAGATAGGTGCATAAATGCCGAAAGAGAACGAAAGGCGTTTATTTCCGATGCCAACGATGCAGTCAAGGAAGCAAGAAAATTGGGAATTGATATTTCGGAAATGCTCAATCGAATTGCCACAATATCGGGCGACAAACGCGAATGGACAATGTCAAAAGCCGCTTGTAAAAAGGCATTGCAAGACCTTATGGACAAGATTTTACAGGCAAAAGGCGCACCGAAAATGCAACCAACGCAACTTGATGATGTGTTTGCGCGTATCGACAAAGAGGGTGTCGAATATCGAGAGGTTAAGCCATTTGCGAAACAACCAACCGATACGGAACTTATCGAAAGAATCGGTGGTGGTGATAAAACAAGCGGTTCTTGCGCTTCACTTGCTTTCGCTTTTGCCGCAAACAAAGGCGGTTTGGACGTGTTGGATTTCCGAGGTGGAAAAAGTTTGGACTATTTTTCAAAGTCTTCAAACCTTATGCAGATTTGCGACAAGGTCGGTGGGTATTCATCATTGTTTACAACAGGCATTCAGTTGATGAAACAAACACAACCGGGCAAATTGTATTATCTTGTATATGCCCGACACGCGGCAATTGTTCGTCAGGTTGGAAAAGGAAAGTACGAATTTTTGGAGTTGCAACACCCAACAAGCAATGGTTGGAAGCCGCTTGATAGTCGCGTATTTTCGTGGCGATTTGGCGGAAGTGGCAAGCAAGTTGGATTGCTTATTGACATTGAATTGTTGCAAAGGGATTCGGGTTTCCAAAAGATGGTTGGATATATCAATACAGCCCAAGCAGACCAACGCAAAGGAATGTCAGGAACGACCAAATAAACAAAAGGCGGGAATCACCCCGCCTTTGTTCATTTTCGGTCTTTGAAGTATTCCGCCCATTCGGGATTTTCCTTGTCAAAAATCGCCTTTTCTTTGGGCGAAAGTTTCCAAGGGTAGTCGGCAAAAAGGTTGAAAATCCGTTTTTTGTCAAACGTGAAAAGATGTTCCCCCACGTGTTCGGATTCAACCCAAATGATTGTGTCCGTTTCGTTCTTTTTATAAAACTTCTTGTTTTTATCCATAAGCATTTATGTTTTATTGTTCCACATACTGCAATCGGTTGGTTTACATACTTGGGAACGATTGTTTTTGTCCGCCAAGTGTTGCCCGGTATTGGCGCAAATGTATTTGTTCACGCCAATATCAAGAACGCAATGTTGGCACGTCCAACAGCATTCAAACTTGAACTTATCGTTTCCCATTGTTTCGGTTTGTTTTCTTTCGGTGGATAGTTCCCCGGTAAATGATGCACTTGTTGTTGCGATATGGCTTTGAATCCGTTATTCCATACGCCCACAACCGGGATTTCGACACACCCAAGTCAAGGGGTGTGAACTTGTCGAATATCGCGGTGATAGAACCGAAATAATGGTGGTTGTCGTCGCCAAAGCAAACGTGATATATGGTTGTTCCGTTCATACTTTATACCTTATTTTGGCAAGTGCTGAATGTGTCATATCATTACGGCTTTTGACAATAGCCACTTCACAAAGTCGCTTCAACGTGCTTTCAAACACGTTTGCCAAATAAGTAATGGTTTCCAAATCCAACACGTGTGTGGATAAATCGGGCAATGCCGATTTTATTGTTGCATCGGGCTTTTCCCCAACCGTGTAAACGTGCGAATTGACAAACATTGGATTGTCATTGTCAAATTCCAATTCAAACAAGAATGGTTTGTGCTGATACAGGTATGAAAAAGAATCTTTCCTTTGCTTGAATCCAATGCGTTCAAGCGAACAAATAAAGCACCATACCTTGATGCGTTCCAATAATGGCTTCGCGCATTCGCGCCATTCGTAAGAATCAAATTCTTCTTGCGATAAGAATGTAACAACGTCATTCAGGGAATCGAATATATAAGCACCATTCGCAAGGTCGATGCACAATTTCTTCACCTCAATATCCGTTGCACCGTCCCAAGAATCACACCCCGAACAAGAACCGTAATAATCATTGTACGCAAGAAAACGACCATCGGGCAACTTGACACACGTTGCGACCGTTCCTTGATAATCGCCTTGATTCCAATGTGCGACCACTTTTGCCCCCTTGAACAAGCCTTTCATTTGTTCATCGTGTCCACCCGCATATCTTGGCATTGACATAACATTGTCCCAATCAATGAGGGCTTGCAGTTCGTCCGATATATGATAAAGTTTCTTTTCCATATCACTTCAAATTAAAATCAAACCATTCTTTGGGCGAATTGAACGCCGCCTTTTTCACTTGGCGATAAAACGCCTTGTTCAGCTTGCGAAGTCTTGCCAAACATTCGTGGGGATTCCAACGGAAGTCCGGCATTACTTCATTGTTCGCGGCGTAAATACCGCCTTGTTTTGGCTCAAAATGAGCAAAGGCAACCAAGTGTCCATCTTTGACAAAAACAACGTCTTTGACGGCTTTATTTGGCTTATGGTGGAGTGTTAAGGACGTGCAACCGTTGTAATACTCAACAATCTTGCGGTGTTGTTCCATTGCTTCTTGCATCTTGCTTGCCTTGTTCTTGCGGAAATCCCACATATTCTTGGCGACCTGATGCCGAAGTTCCGCCACGTTGATAGGTTCTTTCCCGGTTGCCACATCATACGGCAACATTCCATTGGCAAACATTCGTACAGCGCGAACAAAGTTTTCCTTGTCCACCACCTTGTCGTGAAGTTCTTTCACGAAATCCACCGTCAAGCCATACTTGCTTGCGAGTGCTTCAAAATTCATCTTTTCCATTGCAAAAGTAATTACTTTATTTAATATAATCATTGAAAGAGTATCAAAAGCAAGTTTTAAGTTCGTGTTGCTTAAACCTGAATCCCGAAACAATGGTTATTGCATCGGTGATGTTGAATGATGCCGACATTCGGCAAGGGCAACCGTGGTCGCCCACCGGGTCGAGGTATTCAAACGATGCACCCGAACCATCTTTGTGAAATTCCACAGCCGACACACGACCATTTGCAAGTGCTTCACGCACCCTTTTGATTCTTATTTCCTTTTCCATAGTTCCAAAGTTTAATGGATTCCACCCGAACGAAAATTGTACTTCTTGCGAAATTCCGCTTGTTGTGGTGAAAAGCGGAAATAAGAAATGGCGTTTTGTACCATTGACACGATTTCATTGCCAACAAGGTGATGGAATCGGTCATAAATTGCCACCACGTCAGCATTCAGGACAACGCCTTTGTTGGCGATGATTATGCCCTTGATTTCATTGCGAATTTGTTTTGTAAGATTCTTCATTGTTGCGAAAGATTGTGGGCGGTTGCCCGCCCGGTTATACATTACCCACGAACAAATTTGACGGTTTCATTTTGCGTGGTTTGATTTTGGAACACCCAACCAAGGTCGTATGCACGTCCATCGTCCTTGCGATGGTATCGAAACCACTTGTCATATATGCCGTTTTTACAATCGTTCATTCCTTGGTCGTAATCGTGTCGGGCTTGCTTGATTTCAGCTTTTGCCCGGTCGATGATTTCTTGTTGCAGTTGTTCAAATGATTGTGCCATTGTGTCAAGGTTTAATAAGTGTTCACGTATTCGATGTATGAGCATACGGCGAATTTGCCGGGGTGTCTTGAACCTTTGGGCATTTTATAAACACCAAGTCCGTATTCACCTTGTGATTCGTACAGTTCACGCGCCTTGATTGCTTGGCTTTTCGTGTTGAAATACTTTTTTCTTCTTGCCATTGTTGCGAAAATTTAAGTTCAAAATTCTTGTTTGTTGCATCGTGTGTTATAGTAACACGCTGCAAAGATAGATGTTTTATTTAATATAACAACTATTTTGCAAAGAAAAAATGCAATTGCAATGCAAAAATGTTGATAAGTAAAGCACAAGTTCGGTTCTTTTTGTGCGTGTATCACTATAAAACACAGTAAATTTGCCATTGATTTGTTGAACCAATAAAATTTATCGGAAAAAATGAAAGAAACAATTTTGGCATTACTGATTGCAAAGTTTTCAGGCGTGCGAAAAGACGGACTTGTTGCATTGGCACGTTCACTTGCGTTACAGTGCGCAACCGAAGATGATGCGAAAACCCTTGTGGACAAAATCACCGATGCGCAAGTGAATGAGTTTGTCAAGGACTATCGCGCCGATGTGGACAAGGAAGTGTCCAACAGTAACAAGGCATTTGAAACAAACTTGAAAAAGAAGTTCGATTTCGTGGAAAAGAAAGTTGAACCCGGCAACAAGACTGAACCCGACCCGAACAACATTTCCGAGATTGTGAAAGCGGCGGTTGCCGAAGCGGTGAAGCCATTTCAGGAAAAATTGTCAAGTTACGAGCAAGGCGACCTTGCAAAATCAAGGCTTCAAACATTGAACGAGAAGTTGGCAGAGTGCAAAGACGAAACTTTCAAGGCACAAACCCTTAAAGATTTCGCACGTATGAAGTTCGACACGGACGATGATTTCAACGAATACTTGAACGAAAAGGTTGCGGACATTGCCACCGCAAATCAAACAATGGCAGATGCCGCGTTGAGCAATTCCGGCGGTACACCTTTATTCTCGCAAAAAGAGGATAGCGGCGTTTCCAAGGGCGTTGCCGAGTTTGTGGCAAGCCAAAAGCCTGACAACAATTCGTTTTCGGGCAAGGAACTTTAAGTAAAACCCTAAATTTTCAAAACAATGTCATTGACAATTAAGAGAAAAAAGGACAATCGCGTTGTGAAGTGTATTCTTCACCGCGTTGCGGACATTCCCGGTGGTGTAACCGTATCGGTTGCAAACTTGGGTGGTTCGGCATTGTTTGAGGGAACGCCCCTTGCAAAGGACGAAAAAAATGGTCTTTATGTGGTTTGTAAGACCGCACAGGTAATCACCGAAGCGACTGCAACCGCAACAACCTATGAGGTGGCAAAAGGACACCACTTCAAGGTTGGCGACCGTTTCGCAACATCGGCTTGCAATGGTCAGTTGATTACAGCTATCGACAAGACCGATGCCGCAAAGGACGTTATCACCGTCGGAACAACACTTGGTGCAGTAGTTACCGCCGGAACTTGTGCATTTGAATCAAGTGGCGCAAACAAGACATTGAAGAATACCCCGGTTGTAATCGCGGGTTCAAACCACGATGTCGAGAATGGCGACAACTTGTTTGTTGATGCTTGGGTTATCGGTGTGGTGAATACCGCAACAGCCCCCGCCGTGTGTGATGCCCACAAACAGGCATTAAAAACAATCGCTTATGTGTAACCCCAAAAAAGTAAACCAATATGCAGAAATCATTGATGGTTGGGTTGAATGAAAAGGATATGGAAGCCGTAATTCGCACTTACGACCTCAAAGATTACTATTATCCAACCCTTTTCCCACTTAAAGAAACAAATTTCTTGACGTGGAAAATGCTTGAAGCGCAATCGGGCTTAAAGATTGCCGCCGACCTTGTGTCAAGGGGTGCGACAATTCCTAAAAAGACCCGTGAAGCAATTTCACGCATTCAGGGCGATATACCTAAAATCACAATCGCCCGTGAGAAAAACGAAGATGAATTGACCGAGTACGACATAATGGTGGCAATGTCGAGCAACAACCCCGACTTGAAAGCCCTTGTGGAGTTTTGGGCGGAAGATACCAAGTTTTGTTGGGACGGTGTGGCAGCACGTGCGGAGTGGATTGCCTTACGTCAAATTTCGCTTGGAAAGGTCAAGTTCACCAATTCCAACAACGCGGCGGTCGTTACCGAATACGATGTTGATTACCTGATTCCATCGGAGCAGAAAATCGGCGTTGCAACTTCTTATGCAAGCGGCGTGGACGCAAAACCATTGTCGGTTGATATTCCAAAGGCAATCAAACTTGGAAAGAAGTTGTATGGTGCAACGTACAAGTTCGCATTTATGAACACGGACACATTCGAGAAGTTCGCTTCACAGACCGAAGTATTGAAGAAATGTTCTTCATACGTGCAGAATGTGGCGGGTGTTCTTGATGCGCCCGACCTTGCGACCGTGAACGCATATCTTGCCAAGAAGAAAGAACTTTATCGCGGCTTGCAGATTATCGTAATCGACCAAGAGATTACAATCGAACTTGCCGATGGTACACGTACCACCTCAAATCCTTTTGAGGACGATGTAATTCTTTTCAGCGAAAGCAAGGTTCTTGGAAACACCTATTGGAAGAAGCCTATTGACGCAAAGAAGATGGCGGGAAGTGTTGCCGAAAAGGTAATGCACGGTCATACTTTGGTCAAGAAGTATTCCAACGAATCGCCCGTTCAGGAAGTTACCGAGGGAATCGCAAACCTTTTCCCGGCTTGGAATCTTGCGGGTCGAAGTGTGTTGATGCAGACCAACGCGACTTCTTGGAACAAGAACTAACATTCGACCGACGGGGCGTTGTGATTTCGGTTATACCGCCCCAACGGTCTTTTTGCAAGACAATAAGTTATGACAAACAAAGAGTATTTGACCAAATCATTAAACGGGCTTAACGTAAGCGAAGATGATATTGATATTATCTTGGTGAAAGGTGGGCTTGTCGCCGATGATACGGTGGACACAAGGGCTTGTGATGTATCGGTGTACAATCGAATGTCGGTTGTCCTGAAAGGTATGTTGCAAAATGTGTCCGAGGGTGGATATTCCATTTCGTGGAATATGGAAGCCGTCAAAATGTATTATTCCGCACTTTGCAATGAATTGGGCAAAGAAAATGTGTTGGTCGCACGTCCGAAAGTTCGTAACCGTTCAAACATTTGGTGATTATGGCATTCGTGAAACAATATCCACATTACCTTTTCATCGAGGAATCCACCGAATCCGTGCAAGACGCGGACGGCAATTGGACGGAATGCGACAAGTCGCGCAAGTTCATTTCAATGTGCCGTGAGGAATCGGACGGCAAGGGTACGGAATACCAAGTTGCCGGGGGTGAATACCACAAAGCAACATCGGTCATTCAGTTGCCAAAGACTTGCCCAAAGGTTGCCAAAGGTACGAAAGTGTTTGTTGCAAACGACCCTGATTGTACGGACATACGCATTGACGGAATATGCTTGAACTTTGACCCCGCACAACTACATTCAAGATTATGGGTATAAAAGCGAACTTCACCAAAGACGATGTAAGAAAACGATTCGATGCGTTTCTTGATATGGTCGAGCAAAAGCAAATCGCAAGGTTGCAAAGGCTTGGTGAAATGTGCTTGATTGAAGCACGAAGCAACAAAGGTTATATGATGCAGACGGGGGCATTGCTTTCGTCCACAGGATATGAAGTTTTTGTTGATGGTGTCGCAATCCATTCACAATTTGATGCGGCAAGTGGTGCGGAAAGCGAAGCGGCGGCAAAAGGTATCAAATCCGGGCAAACAATCGCCGAAAAGGTCGGCAAGGAAACCAAAGGTGTTGCCCTTGTCGTGGTTGCCGGAATGAATTACGCCGCTTATGTCGAAGCAAGAGGGAAAAACGTATTGTCGAGTGCTGAACATCTTGCAGAACGGGAATTGCCCCGAATGTTGGAAAAACTGATTACAAACATCAAACGTGCAGCGGAATAATGAAAACTACATTTGACACCGACGCAATCTTGTTTGCCTTGCTGAATGGCAAGATGTCGAACAATGGTGGTTGTTATGCGGGTGATGATAGCAGACCCGAAAATTCGACCGCCGAAGATGTTGTTGTGAACACCATTGATTTGTCGCAAGACACCTTGCCCCAAATCGGAACGTCCAACATCAACATTTACGTTTCGGACACAAGCAAGAATATAGGCGGAAAGATGCAAGTTTCGGCAAATCGCCCACGGTTGAAAGCCTTGGCGAATGAAGCCTTGGAACTTGTGAGAAATGCGAACATTGATGGCTTGATGATTATTCCCGGCAAAATGACGGTGATGTATGAGCCGAACACGAAGCAACATTTCGCCAACATTCGCATTGATTGGAACATTCAAGTTGAATAATTTTTTAATTCCATACAGTTATGGCAGAAACAAGAACATCTTTAATCACCCTTGGACTTTGCGAAATCAAGGTTGGTACAGCCGCGCCCGGTGGAACAATGCCCACCGAGATGTCCAAGATTGGCAAGACCTACAAGGACACTTGCAAGATTGCACAAGATGCCGCCGATGTAACCGAGCATTACGAAGAGGGTATGGCAGCACCCGAAGTTCGTAAAAAGGCAAGGAAAATCCCCCGTCTTACATTCTCCATTATGGACGCAAATGTGGACGACCTTGTGGCATACGTTGGTGGTGAGAACATCGACGGTGCTTGGGGTTACAACGGCGATGAAGTGGTTGCAAACAAGGCAATCCGTGTGATTACCGAAAAGGGTTTGGACTTCGATATTCCAAACGCCGACATTGAAGCGGTAATCAACGCCGATATGTCCGCAAAGGGAATTTTCCTTGTGGATTTCACCGTTACCCCAATGGCGGTGTCAGCCGGAAAAGCCCTGAAAGGAACGCCCAAAAAGGCGAACTAATATCGGGGTGCAATCTTAAACGTAAACCCGAAGCCCCCGGAGTGTTTGAACTTTTGGGGGCTTCTTTTTTGACCAATGCAATATGGTAGATGATAAAAGAAAACTTGAACAAGAACGTGCGGAACTTAACACCCTGATTGGAAAGGGTGTGTCATTTGAGGTGAAAGACACCGAATTTGACGTAGAAACGCGCTTCTTGGGCATTGTTAAGAGATACAAACCCCGTGAGGTAACAAGGACGTTCAAAATCGAAGAACCGACCCTTGCAACCCTTGACCGCATTTCGGCGGAAACAATCGAATTTGCCATTGACGAAGCGGCAATGAAATCGGCGGATTCAATGCAACGTGCAAGGGGTCTTGCCCGTGAACATTCCATTCGTTGCGCAAGGGTTGTCGCCATTGCGGTTCTTGGTGAAGATAGGTTGATTCCCGTTCACGGCAAGGGTGGCACAAGGTGGGTTGAAGATACGAAGCGACTTGACGAATTAACGTCATTGTTCGCCCGGAAAATCAAACCATCGGTTCTTTACAAACTTTACGTCCTTGTGAACGCAATGTGCAATCTTGGGGATTTTATGAACTCTATTCGATTGATGCAGCAAGAAAGAACCACAATGCCGATTCGGATAGAGGAAAACAACGAGGGTTAAACAGTCCACACGGTCGCCGGGGGGCTATATGTCAGCATTTCGGGTGGACTTATGATTACTTGTTACACGGCATTGCGTGGTCGGTTGTTCAACGTATGATGATTGATGCCCCAAGTTACGATTTAAGCGACAACAACGGGGTTGAAGAAATCGAATTGACCGAGAACAACAGTGAACAAATTTTGAATTTTGTAAATAGTTTGATGTAATATGGCAGAAATTGACGGTGGTTCTTTGTCGTTCAAATCCGTAATGGACAACGACCAACTAAATTCGGCGATTGACGAAACCTTGCGCCGTGTGCAAGGCTTTTCCGATGCGGTTGTTGGAAGTGGCGATGTGATGGACAAGACCACACAAGAAATGATTGTGCAAGTTCGTTCGGCACTTGGGCAAATCGGCGATGCTTGCGTTGAACACGAACAAGCCCTTGACCGCTTGGGTCAGGAATACGACCGTTTGGGCAACGAAATGGAACGTGCCTTTACAAGCGGACGTGATGATGAATTTCGTGCCTTACAGGAGCAAAGAAACGCCATTCAGGGCGAAATGACGGTTCGCAAGCAACTATTGAAAGAGTTGCGCGAACAATCCAACGCCCTTGAAGATGAAGCAACCAAGTTGGAAGAAGCGGCAAGGCAAGCGGAACAAACGGCGCAAGCCCACGTTTCATTGCGAACCCGAATCCGCGACTTGAAAGAAGAAATGGCGGCAATGATTGCCGATGGCATAGACGAACAAAGTGCGGCTTACAAGGAATTGGAAAACGAACTTGGTCGTTTGATGGACATTCAAGGCGATATTCAGGCGCAAGGAACGGTGCTTGCCAACGATGAAGCCCAATTCCAAGGAATGATTCAAGGATTGTCGGGTGTCGTTGGTGGTTTCACAGCCGCCCAAGGTGCGGTGTCGTTGTTTGCCGGGGAAAACGAAAACTTGCAAAAGATAATGTTGAAAGTTCAATCCCTGATGTCAATTACAATGGGATTGCAACAAGTCGCACAAACCTTGAACAAGGATTCGGCGTTTCAGCTTGTAACCCTTAACGGCTTGAAAGAATGGTGGAACAACCTTTTGGCGGTCGGACGTGGTGAACAAGTAGCATCAACCGCCGCAACGGTTGCAGACACAACGGCAACAGCCGCAAGCACGGCGGCAGAGGTGGCACACACAGCCGCCACGCAAGCAAACACAGCCGCCCAAGGAGCAAACACGGTTGCACAAGGCGCGAACACCGTTGCAACAAGCGCACAAACGGCGGCGGCAACGGCGGGAACGGTTGCAAACATAGGTCTTGCCGGGGCATTCCGAATGGTGGGCGCGGCGATTAAGTCAATCCCGGTGTTCGGTTGGATTCTTGCGGGCATTTCGGCTTTGATTGGCATTGTTTCACATTTCGTTGGTAAAGCCAAGGAAGCGAAAAAGGCACAAGAAGAATGAGATCGGAAGAGCGTCGTG